CTCCCATAGTCTACCTCCTGTTAATCATTGACATAAATGCACTGCGGTACCGCTCCAGTGTCGCATAAAGAATGATCAGCGTTACAGATCCATCTATTTTTCTGCCCGGCTGTCCTGCAATCTTGACACATAAGATTTGACCTTTAGTATCCATCTGAATCGCTGAATTGCTGAAGCACCATTCATCAACTTCATTTGCATTGTAGTTGATCAGTTTTGCTTTTAATTCTGCCTCGACGATTTTCATCGGCAAGCTCATGACCTCAGCGTTTTGCTGGATCAATTCACATTCAAATCCGTAAAAATTCATTTTTGACAAAAAATCCTTTGAAAACTTAACGTCATAGCCGACCTTATAAGCTCTTATTTCATAATCTTTGTATAATTTATAAAACCAATCCGCCACTTTACTCAAATCATTGGATACACCAGGCATGATGGTTATCAATCCTACTTTTGCCCATTCAGCATACTTTGCACCACTTCCTGTATCGTTATTTTTTGCCAATTTTTCTTCCGGTATAAAATACATAGTATGTATGTACTTGGTACGGTCATCTGGTTTCATTAGCAATATCTTAGCACAAGTCAAATCGGTGGTTTCTGCTAAATCGACTGCCCCAAGACAATAGCAGCCTCTAAATTTTTCTAACTCAAAGGTACTAACATTTTTATACTCGCTCTCTTGTAGCCACGATTGAGCATTGGATTGCTTAAAGTTAAAGTCTTTACTCAATACAAACATACGATCACTTTTAGATGTTCGTGCAGCATCAAGCTGCTCTCTTAAATAGTCCCACTTTTTGACTATCCCGAGGGTTGGATTTGATTTCAGCCATGTGCTCTCATTCTGCCAAACCTCTTGCTCCGAGTCCTGTGTATAAAACCAGGGTAAGGTTCTTTCTGCCATCGGCCCATCATCCTCACCATTGATGATGGCTCTGCATTTTATAAGTTCTTCATCCAAATAACCACCATTCACGAAGCCTTCCGTTGTGATGATGATAAACTTTGGATTATCTTTTAAAGATTGTGATTGCTCAATACTTTTGCCAATAACGTTTGTTTTCATTTCATGCACTTCGTCAACGATTGCAAAACCTATATTACGGCCTTCTTTATTTCGTGTTTTATCAGATAGTTTAAAGATCTTTGTATTTGTCTCTTTATTGATGATAAATCTTTGATTTCGCTTACTGTCTAAATCATCAGGATCGATGAGCTGCCGCATCAAGTCGATGGCATCATAAGTAATGCTTGCTTGATTATCATCATTTGAGCTACAGACAATATCATTGCCCTCCTCACCCAAAAACATTTCAGTCAATCCAAGTGCAGAGCATGTTTCTGACTTTGTGTTTTTGCGCGCAATAAGTAGCACTATTTTTTTAAACCTGTCAAAACCGGTAGCAGCTATCTTAAAGCTATAAATAACTTCAATAAAAGCTTTTTGCCACAGCATGAGCTTCATAGGCTTATTGTAAAACGGTGCCTTTGTTAATCGCACGCAATTTTCCATAAAGTCCATGCGCGTGTAGGCACTTGACGTATCATAAATGTACCGTGGATCATCTAAATCAAGGATGAGATTATCAAGTTCCAAGATCAACTCTTGACCACAGATCACTTGATGGCCATCATCATCATGACCACGCCTGATTGCCTCACGATACTCACACAGATAATTGCGATAAACTGTCATGTTTTGATTCTGCTGTCCAAATATTCTCTAAGTGGGCTCGTGCCATCTGCAGCATCAATACCTAAAGCACTCTGTAAGATTTTAAGCTCATTGACATAGGTTTGACTAAGGTCTTTATATTGCTTATACATATCACCCGGTTTGATCTTGTTACGATCTGAAGGATGTCTTTTGATAAAGTTGCTTTCTGAGGCTTTTATTTCAGCAAGTAACTCCTCCAAAAAAACGACGTGCTCAATCAAAGGGCCAAGTAATACAAGAGCGTCTTTATCTGCGTGCTGCACGATATTGATAAGCTGATCTTTTCTGTTTTCCACCTTTTGAGCCTCCTTTACAAATCTGACTCAAAGGTTCTCAACATTCTATTTTCTTTTGCTTTCCAAATCCAAAAATCTCATTTTTTGACTTTCTGCGAATTTGCAGAGCCCCTACCAGTCCCCATCGGGTCTGCCTAATTGACTGACCAGGGGGGCTATACAGTGTAGCTATCAAACCATTTAACGCAATACTCCAAGTAATCGTACCCCCTATCCTTACACGTAAGCAGACACTCACTCTGAGGTGTATCAATAAACACTGGCTCTGCACCAAGCATCTCACACAGCCTACTCCGCTCACTGCTCAAAGGATAACCACCAATGACCCAAGCACTCCGCCACTTACCTGCTCTTGTCTTGATCTGATCAAGGATACAATCCCTAAGTCCAAACACATTACGGCTTACACGGTTACTGTGATCATATCGATCACGGAGAGTTATGGCAGCATACAGACTGTCTAAATCAAGAATCAAATCATCACGCCCAGCAGCTGCCTCAACATAGGCTCGCTTGCCTGCGCCCGGTGCGCCATATACCAAGTAGATATGCCTTGTACCATCATGACCAAAGCGCTCGTGAATGACATTATGGCAACGATGATGTACTAACGCAATGTTATCAGGATTAAGGCTGACTGTGCGATCATTAACATTTGCTTCTGTGAGTTCTTCTTTATGATGCCCGATGCAATCATATGCCTTAATGATAGGTTGACCGCAGTGTTCACATATCAATACACCCTCATCATTAGCCCTTTCAATTTTTAATATCTCCATAAGCTTTTCCCACTCATGGGATTTGTAAAAGGTTGATAATGTAAACACTGCTGATCACCTCCTTACTTACATAAATCTTCTAGGCCCAATGCTACCAAATCAACTTTTACTTTGTCTTTAAGCAATGCCGGCACACTCGCATAAGTTCTGCGCCCGTTGATAATCAACGCTACATATACAGCAACCATATCGGTACCTCCTTTCTTCAAGATCCATAAACCAACGTCAGTTAGCCAATCAGCTAGCCATGATCTCATCGTATAGTACCTGACTAATCAAACCAGCGGCAACATGTTCTTGTAATACTACCTCTACTTTTGGCTTGATTTTAGCCGGAACGCTTGTCCATGTCCGTGCCTGATTAATAAGTAAGACTGCATAAATCTTTTCCATTATTGAGTACCTCCTATCTGTTCCTCATAGATTGCAGCAAGACCTTCCATGATGTTCATATCATTGCTACTTTGCTCTTCGTAAGATGCTGCCATGCCTTCCATGATAGCTAATACATTTTCATTAATTGTATCTAAATCAACGCTTTTATTAGGTAGTTCATACACTTCATACCATATTTTTTTATTTTCAAAGTCTGCCCGTAGAGTTATTTCTGCATTGTCTGCATTGGGATAAAAAGGCAAAGCATTCACTTCGAACATATCTGCGAATATTGTAGGTTTATTTTCAGATACAAATAAATTGCCTTTTTCATTTTTATAAACATAATACATAGCCATCACCTTGCCTTGATATAAAGGTATTTTTTACCTTCAAAATTTCTTTTTATAAAACTGTTATCACTATAACTACTCATAGTATCCGAAAATGTTGGAACGTTAATATAGACATTAAAATCCATTAAATTAATAGTAAGTAATTGCAAATCAAGCGTTGTAGTATTGCCTACGATAATTTTCAACTTATCATTATCTATCCAGCTGCACATACTATAAAAATTTGATAAACCGTAATTACTAAATGGATAGCTTTGCTGATGCGACCATGCAAAACTTGCTTGGTCTGCCTCTCTTTGGTATGCGACGGATAATTTTATACTGGTTTTACCGTTTGATCGTTGATCAATAAAAATCGCATTGCTTGATGGATATTCAGCAGCATCAAAATCAACTATTTGTTTCATAAAATAGTCAGATCTACCGCCCATGCTATAACTTTCATAATTTTTAAAATCAGTAGTTATAAAGCTGTTAGATCCTTTATCACCAAATATATATTTACCTTTGTAATAAGTAGCGCCACATAGAAAATTTTTCATTTTTCCTGATGCATCTAGAGAAGTAATAGACGCTGGATATGTAAATGAATTAAACGTAATTCCTGTTGCAGATATACTCAATCTATATAAAGCAGCAACGCTTTGTATATACTCATATGGTGATTCATACCCGGCATAAGCTCCATATGCTAGAAGCCAAGTATCCCCAAGTTTTAATAGGTATTGATAAGTCTCACCAAATTTACGTGTGCTACCTGCTGCAGAATTAACATTGCTTTTGTTCCATGCAAGCCATGCTATCCCTCGATCATAACTGCTTGATCCTGAATAGGTATGTTCAGCCATCATAAATTGATTGCCTTCAGACGTTTCACCAAATCCATAAAAAGATGCATGGTAATAACTGCTACTATTAGGCATTTCTTTTATTGAAGTGGTTGTCGTAAAGAAATCAGATGTCGTATAGAGAGTAGCAATATAATCATTACGTGATGTTACTTTATTCCTTACACAAAAAAGTATGGTTTCATCATCTATAAAAATAAAAGGTGACATTTCAGAGCATTCACTAAAAGCTACACTCGTATATATATATAAATTTGTGTCTGAGAATATCGTTGTTGGATCTACAATGTTTATAATATGCCAATCCAATGTATCAAATAGCACAATCATTTCTTTGTTAGTACCACCGATATATACTTTAATTGGGCTTATTGCTCTTGTTTTAGATGGGTTAAAAACCAATGAGTCATAACTAAATGATGTGCTATAACTAAATCGTTCAGCACCAATTTCCGCCAATTTACTAGTATCAAGTGGCTCTTTGGTATAGCTTGCTATTGGGATAGTTCCATAACCACCAAATCTATTGTATATATATGGATAATCCGATTTTTTAATCAAACTACCGTCGCAACGTAGAAAATCAGGATCAATTGACTGTATATCCTCAGCTGATGAGATATAATCACCCAAATGCAGCGACTGATAACCTGAGGCTATTACCTTTTCTTTGAAAACAGGATTTTCAACATTACTTAAATCAGTTTTTGCTCTATTATTAACGGCATTTTTAATATTTAAATCAATTTCACTGTTATCGTAAATAGCAACTAAATTTTTATTGTCATCAATCGCTTTTAACATAATCATCCTCCTAAATTCAGTTCATATAGATCAGCCAACCCTAACATCACTGCCGTAACGCTTTCTTGCAGCATTAATGTCTGCTCGTAATTAGCTGCTATGCCCTCTAGTACAACCATATCATTACTAATTGGCTCAAATGATTCAGGCTCTGGTGCTGCAGGTATCAATCGATTTGCAAAATGTAATTGCGCTTGCTCAGTCAACCAGTTATTTGTTAACCGCTCAACTTCGCTTTCTTTAGTGACTTTTTGCTCTGAATGATATAGCAACTGGCCATCTAGTTTTACATCATAGACGCCGCTCGATTTAGTTACCGTGACGTTGAATGTAGGTGCTGAAAGAGTGATTAAATAAGCTTGCAATTCTTCCACTGTCACATCATATCCTTGTAAATTGCTAATCATAAACTTACCTCCTATTTAATTAACAGTACAAATGGATTATTGTACCAATTATACATATCCGGAGACGATGCTCCCGGCAGCTTGACATAAGGACAAGCAATACATGCATAAATATAGCAAGGTTGATTTATCTCATAAAATCCGTTTTCGTCCGCTAATAAATCAAGTATTTTATAATCTCCATCACGCATGATATTAATGTATACTGGTTCTGGATAATCTGTTGTTACCTTGATACTACATCCACTTGGTATATAAAATACCTTCTCTGTATATTGACAAGACAAGGATCGTTTAGGTGGCTTTAGTGAATTAATCTTATCTACATCAACACCTATTCCTCTTAAAATATTGACGTTGATTTTTGCTTTGCCAAGCGCATTTAATGGACCTAACGTATAATCACCACTAGTACCGCTACATTGTGTAACCCAGAAATTATCCTTTATTACAAAAATTGAATACCGACCTACGGAACGATCACCGTATACGATTTGAGGAAAAGTGAATATGAAAGCTTTTTTATTGATAGTATCCAAGCAAATCCCTTTTTGCTCACTTAAACATATGTTATTAAAACTTATAGAGTACGAGCTAACATAAGTCCTAGTAGATATATTAGTGTTAGTCTTAATATACAAACCGTTCAAATACTGGATATTAGCAGGTTCACGATTTTCTCCATAACCAAAAAATTCAGAGTTGAAAAATGCAAGCACGTGGGCATATTCGGGTTTTTTAGTTACATCCTCAAAATAACCCGTTGCCGGTGTCCATAATACAATCATTTCAACATTGTCATCAATGCGCTTACCATGCACAATCAGCTTGTTATCACTCCAACAGATGCCGCTATTTACAGCGCCAAAAGTAAGATTTGCTATGGTTTGACCGCATACAGTGAATGATTTACTAGGATAATCAAATCTAACGATATCTTTATATGTATTAGCTGTGCCATTATCAGTTCCTATCAAATAAAAACAATTGCCCTGCCTGATGATGGCTGTTCCGCCATTTAGCTTACGCGGGCAAGTATAGTCAACTTGCGTATATGTATCGTCATCTTTATTGATTTCAAAAATCTTGATAGTATCACTATTTGACGCAGTGTCAGTATGGCATCCAAACATTATTAATGCATTACCAACATTGTATGTGCCACAATATGGTTTGCTTGAGCATGTAGCACCGGTATAACTGATGTCATTTGCCAAAATTTTTCCATTATCCATTCTTACGATTTTGAATAGTCCTGGTTTACTACTCGAATTTGAATCAGTACGCATCATAAAGATATAGTCATCAGTATATGTTAAATATGTGTACCTGTATTTGTCCGATGATGTAGCATCACTATCGCATAAAATAGATGACTCACCTAACATCATCATAGGATCTAAACAACTTATCATATTTTCATTAGGGTTACCCCCCCCCCCCGATTTGAGAAGATTTTCCGATTATACAACCTATTGCCATAATTTTACCTCCAATCCTATGACTAAATCTGTCGCCGGTTTTGTTGCAGCTTCTGCGTAGATTTTTACACCACCATCATAGCTCTTAGTGTAGCTCAGCTTATCGTAAGCAAGCTGCTCATTGATGTAGTTACTTTGGCTAAATATAGGATAAACATTGACTGCATCATCAGCTTTAAAGCTTCCGGCAATGTCAGCAATAAAAGGTGCCTCAGTGCCAGCCCAAGCCGATGTTGGCACATGTACCTGAAGTGCCTTTCCTGCGCTGACATACTCCATGATTTGCGCCCTGCTCATACCTTCCACAAAAGACTTGCTATCATCAATTACATATACTTTACCATTCATGGATTTCCTCCTTACCATTCGTCATCCTGAGCTTTTTCCTTCAACTCAAGCTCTTTCTTTTTTAACTCTAACAGTGCTGGATCATTAGTATAACCTCTATCTTTACCCCAGCACTTTAATAAAAATATTCCAGCCGTTGTATTTGGCGGAATATATACTTCCTCTTCATACAGCTCAACAGTTTCTGTTTCCTGCAATCTTTTTCCAGTTTCAGAGTAAATGACATTCTTTACTTTCATACCCTTCTTAACAGTTTGCTTACCGCCAAGCGCACTTAAATACATAGCATTTTCAACATCATCAACAGTGTATTCACGACCTTTTTTTAACAGTTCCGCAAATTCTGTTTTTTCAACTTTGTATTTATTAAATGTTGAGTATGCAATACCTAACTTATTAGCGATTGACCGCTGAGTAAAGCCTTTTTTGACCCATACCTCTATATCTGCAAACCTGCTCCTAATTTTTGACTCATATGCATTTTTACGACCTTTATTAGCAGCCATTGACCTCGCCACTCTTATTAATAGCTACATTAGCAAGCATAGCACCAGACTCATCGACAAGATATCGTTTACCGTTGTCATTGATCCATCTAAGTTGGCCTGCAGATGCTTTAGCATAATCATCTGCTGATGTATAGTAATACCACTTATTGCCAAATGCACGCCACTTTGGATAATCACTTTTAATATCTGTAACAGCATTATAGATTTTTAAAATAGATTGACCATAAGTAGTACCGGGCACCGCCCAGCGCCCGTTTAAATCTGTCCAGTATGGCGCAATGCCACGCTTTACGAGATTAAATCGTGGGTCAATCAAATACTCACCTTTAGGTAAATCTAACGATGAGGCATATGCATATAAGTGCTGTATATGGGCCGTAACTCCATCCTCAATAGATGCAAATACAGCACCTTTGGCACCACCGTTGGTAGCACCTATGCCAGCAAAGTTATTTTGACTCTCTGATACTTGGCCTCCAAACTTTAGCCATCCTGTCTCGTGTGCCATCTGACAAAAAGCAATGTCGCCTTTTACGTTGTATTTAGCGCCTATCTTTAAATAGGTGTTTGCAATATCCTTAAATCTTGGATTGAGTGTGGGATTTTTACTCTGCAGTTCAGCTTGCAAAGCGGCTGCACTTTTAAAAGATTTACCCATAATAGCAATACCGTTATCTTTGTTTAATTCATTGAGTTCGGCTTGTATCATATTTAAAAATCGAGTCCAACCAATATCTAAAGTTCTATGAGGGCAATACTTACCGCTGAAATCTTGATGTTTCTTAACTTTTTCAATACCCCATCCTTTTTCTTTTAGCTTAAAAGCAATGAATTTTGTTGCCAGTATCTCGGCATCATCAAACTTTTTACCGCCACTCTTAGAGTAGCAAATTTCAACGGCAATCCCTTTTCTATTTCCTACCCCATTAGCGCCGTCACCGGCATGCCAAGCATTACGATCCTCTGGAATACCTTGTACAATTTCTTTATCATCAATCGCGTAATGATAAGATACTTGATTGTCATTTCTAATCATGTATGATACTTCATTTCTCGCTGAAGCATCATTTGCTGTGTTATGCACCACGATAAATTCAGGTGTCATGGCATTCGGACATTTAATGCAATATTTATCTTCAGCCACTAAATTTTTAATAACATCCATAGTCTATCCCTCCAGCAAGTCATCGCAATGCTTTTCTAAATTTACTATGCGAGCTTTGTGATCCACACATTCTCTCTGCAAGGCATGGATTTCATTTCCATGTGTATCAACTCTTGACTTTAGATTGATCGTATCCTGATTAAGCTGCTTGAGCGTGAACGTAAGTTCAATCACACTCCTATTAAGGTCCTGTATAGGCTTATTGTCCTTTTTAAGCTCATCTTTATATTTCCATGCGATTCCGCAGAGCGCGATCAGTGCAAAGACAAGCAGCCCCATAAATGTATTACTGTCCATCTACTGAACCTCGTTTGACTGCTTAGTAAAATAATATGTAATAATGGCAGAGATCACACTGGACGTAACTGCAGCATCTATTTTGTTTGTAAGTGATAGAGCCACAAAGACACCCATTGCGCACAGGCTCCATAGGCTCTTTACTTTTAATAGTTCGGTTAATTTGTCAATTAATTGTTTCATCTTTATTCCTCCTGGCAGCAGCAATGATAAGTGATCAAGAGCATTACTGCTCTTGATCTTACGAAAGGAAAGAAAGTTATCATTGTGCCAACCCCTTAGCACAATGCCATTATAAGCTTTTTTATCAACTTAAAACATGGCCCTTTTTATGACAAAAAAATGACACTTTAATGACACTTTAATGACACTAAAATGTCACTTTGCAAAATAAAAGAACGATTTTATTTAATCGTTCTCATTTTTTTATTATCTCGTTAATAGCTTTATCTCCAAAAATAATTACTGAAATTCTGCGTATCAATCTTTTACGCTGCCTCCATACCTTACGCTCATCGATGCCTAGATTATTAGCGATGGTGTGTATCGATAATCCTGTTTTAAAATTTTGCTCTAATATCAAATAATAATAGTCGTCTTTAACAACATCAAAGCATTGATTAATAATATCAAGCAAGATGCGATCATCGCCTACAATCTCTTTACCTCTTTGTAAGTCTCTGTATGATTGCAGTAATTTCATTGTTTTTTCTACCGGAGTTCCATTCTGTGCTGATATTTTTTCAATCAATGAGTTCATCATCGGATTACCTTTCGCACTTTTTCAAAATCTTCAGCTGATACATAATCCCTGACAAGATGGTCTGGCAAGGATAAACTCTGTGGCTTGTTTACACCCCAATCAAAGTATGCAATCAAATAGTGTGGTTCTCCATCAAATACACCGACCATCTCTACGCGATGGCCATTAACATAGTCTCCTTGCTTAATCTTCGGCTTCGTCATCTTTATCATCCCCAAAATTATCAACTGCCAGCACTAGCGCATTAACTATAATTTGCAATTCAAAACTATTTTCTATCAACGATTTAAAAATTTCTTCAAAAGCAAACATTAAATCAAACATATCACCTTCTAGTTGGATTTTATTTGCACTATGTTCATCGTCATAATCAATTAATATTTTAGCCATTTTTATACCTCCATTTAGTATCCTGATAGCTTATAACGCTTTTCCCACTTCTTCACAAAATCTTGAGCTTCAGGATCAAGCTGACAGTTATTCTTTCCTCTAGCTTGGATGACCTTTTTCCCTTTGAGTTCCAAAGTGTAAAGTGGCCGTTCTTCATGATCCTTTTCTCTGATGAAAAAGATTGCTGTTTCTTTTCTACTCATACGTTCCGCATAGCTGCGGACACAGTGATGTAATGTTTCACTTTCATTGATCAACTCTTGTTGTGATTTTGCCGGCTTAATCACAAATTTATCATTTTGATAAATATACTTTTTCAGCTTCTGATAAAATTCATCAAAACCTTTTTGCAAGATTTTCTTTTCGTTTTTCTTATGCTCCTCAAAGACTTCATCATGAGCTTTATGAAGATCTTTTGGATAAAGAATACGTGTATCATATAGGGGATATCCAAGTTCGACACACCATCGTAGGTAATCAGCATAAAGTGAGTGGTTAGTACCTTTACGATAGACATGCTCGCAGAATTTTTTTTGCTTTTTTATTTCATCAGGCAAGAATCCATACTTTACTTCGACGACTCTGATACCCTTCAATTGTTCATAAGTTGATATTGAATACTTTTTTATGTGCCTTATGTCTATGATTGAAACTCTGCCTTGCTTTACATAAGGCTCCCAATAGCAAGCTATGCCAAAGATTTGCTCAAAATTTTTACCTTTTAGATCAAGATAACGAGCGGATGCCACCATTGAGTGATACCCTGCTTTTACCAGCAGCTCTATTTTCGGACGATCTCTATACAAATTAACATAATCAATGATACTCATATTTCTTTGCTTCATGTACTCATCATATTGGCAATACTTTAATCCAACTGATTCTAGTACAGCTCGGTTATAACCCTGAAACGGTTCATAAAAATAATTCTGACAATACTTGCCTCGCTTCATTTCTTTAAATTTGCGATTCAGTAGTATATGTGTATCTGTGGAATCATTCCAAATAAATCGATCGCCACTAAAATCCATAAGACAATAAGTATTTCCCTCAATCACTCTTTTGACTTCTCTAATAGCAAATTTATATCTGTCTATCCTTGAGCTAATCCTTTTTTGACATTTAAATGTTCTTGAAAGCAATTTACCTTTATAGTTTTGAATCACGTCATAAGACAATTCCAAATAATCATTTGAAGAATTGACATCTGTCTTAACAAACTTTAATTCTTTACCGCAGCTAGAGCAATGTACTTGTTCTCCATTTGTATATCTTTCTACACGATGAGTAATATCACCGCATTCGCTGCATTTAAAGTACCACTCTTTTTTATCCTTCACTTTACCACCATAAGCACTTTTTAAAACAGACATCTCATTCAAGCAAAATTCAACGATTCCCTCTGGCATTGGTAAATCAGCTTGAGCCAGTTCCTTCAGCTCCTCAGAGTTCTTCCTGCAAGTCATAACAGATCTCCAAACAGGCTCTGCTGGCCTTCACATGGTTTATCTTTTTTACCGGCTCTGATTTTCTTAATCCCCACTTCCTGAGCTAACACTTCTACCTGCTTTTGCTTAACGACAGGTGCTGGCGCTGGTGCAGCTTCCACAGCCTTTTCCTTGCATATTTTTTTTGTCTTATTAAATGTTGTCTTAGCGGACACGTTTTTATTGATTTTGATATTATCCTCATCATAATAGTGGACTGCCCAGCCATAAACTGTATCATCATCAATCACGGCACAATGACCTGTCTTACGCTTAGATGCTTTACCGGTTATGTATTGCAGCATTTCATCAAGTGATTTCTTAGGGTTATCAAGTTTATCCTTGATGTCATCTCTGCTTAATAGATACTGAGCAATAATTTTGATTGTGGGATCTGAACACTCAGTCAATTGCTTCGCAAATGTCATCATGTCCACCTCTCATTTTCATTAACTGAAAACCTTGTTCCAAAAGCTGGTTTTTTAAACCGGTTGGATGTTGTGAATATTTCTTGAGCGGTTCAATGATTTCTTTCACATATCCACTTTTTTTATTTTCTACTAGTGTAACAATTTCTTCGGACGTACTTCCAAAATGTTTTGTGATAACTAATCCATCTTTTTCCTTTCGCATGATCATGATTTTATTTCCTCCTAAACGATTTTATATTCCTCAAAAACCCTATCTTTATTGGCCTCTGCCTCATCTCTTGATTTAAACAGCCAACCGCATTTTACCAGTGCTATATGCCCTAAATCTGATGAGTCAAAGTAATCATTAAATACATTTTTTCTAGCTCCAATGTACCATACTTTGTCGCCATCCTCAGGTTTATAATGATTTGATTTTTTATCTTCCATTTTCTGAACCACCTTAAATTGCTTCAATGCAAATGTATATTCCCGGTATGGTCGCCCAGAATTTTTCAATAACCTCCGAACATACCAGTGAATCATCCCTCCAGTAGCCACATGCTGTCATGCAATCCTTCAGCAGCTTCTGCAGGTTGTCCGTATCGGGTCTAGTGTATTTATACTCTCCGTCTTTATGCTTGCCGGTAATGGGAAAGCACCACTTGGTGACTAACCGGACAGGGCCGGTATACTTGTCAGCCGGCTTATATCGTGCCAGATTAGCCATCAACTTTGCTCTGGCTACCTTGACTTCAGGCGGATCATAAAACCGCCCTTTGCTGATCTTGTGCTGCTGAGCCGTTGCAGTGGGTGGCACCATCGCCATGAAGAACTCAGTCATGTGATTGTCCCATTGCCTTTAATGCACATTCAGTACAAGCTGCTTCTTTGATGATACCAACACGCAGACTATTTCTGAGCGTGTTGCTTTCCCAACAAGCGCAACCGCAGACCGGGCACTTCTTCATGACCCATCCTCGATCTCTTGGCTTGGGTATATTGGTTACCAATGGCATACATGCTATTCTCATACATTACACTCTCCTTCTTTTTACTTCTCCTGTCACAAAATCCAAAGGGTGTGGCTGTCAAAAGTGGGTGTGTGTCATAACCCCCCTCTTTAGAGGGGGTTATGACACCCCATTTTTTGACACCCCACCGCGCCATTTAGATAGGTGTCATTTGACACTTTGACACCCTTTTTGACACCTTGATGTCACATGTCAAATTATGTTTTTTGACACTTTGACACCCCAAGTGTCACATGTCATTTTTTTGTTTTTGACACTTTGACACCTTTCTGACCATGCCCTTTCTATCTCTTTCATAATTCGGATTTGCATCAACTAAATCTTTAACATAGTTCCTACTTTTACCGATATGGGCAATCAAATCAGAGACAGATACTTCGCCGTTTTCTTCGCTGTCGCAAAACGTAAATGCACTTTCCAATTCTGATTGTTTTTTCAATTGTTTGTCTTCAACCGACACCGTACTCTTTTTCTTACTGCGGTAATTAGCATCATCCAACTGGATGTCCTTAAGCGTACCAATACGATCCATGCGATGCACAGGATAATCAAACCATAGATTTACCGGTGAAAACTTTGGAAACTCTCTCAGAGTTCCTTCAATGCGCCATGCCGTCATTGCTTCGACTTTTTTACGGACTTCCGCAACTTCTTCGATGATGCTTTCATAAACTTCCTTTAGATTTATACGGCAAATGGCCAGCATCTGTGTTTCACTACATTCATCATCCTGTGATGCTAGGTCTTCTTTGCCGTACTTCTTCAACCAGCTCATGCACAACCGGCACACCGCTTTATTACTTTCCTGTTTCAATGTGTCTTCGCTGATTTCTAGCTCTATCAAATCTAGCAGTGCATCAGGATCACGTGCAAACACTCCTGAGCCACTAGCTCTATCCATTGACCGCTTGCTGCCTTGACTACCTTTACTATGATGATGGCAGTAGATGACAGCGCAGCCAAGCTCAGTACACACTTTATCAAATTGATTGCAGAAATTCGCCATCTGATCAGCACTATTCTCATCGCCAGTAATGACCTTATAAATCGGGTCAATCACGATGGCTATATAATTCTTTTTAGCAGCCCGTCTGATCAACTTGGGAGCCAGCTTATCCATCGGTATAGATTTACCTCTTAAGTTCCAAATGTCGATGTTACGCAAACTTTCTGCCGGCCACTCTAGCGATGTATAAACATCCTTAAATCGGTGTAGGCAGCTTGCCCGATCAAGCTCTAGATTGACGTACAGCACTTTGCCTTTTGCGCAGGGCCAGTTAAACCACTTCTTACCCTCCGCAATCGCAATACACATCTCTATAAGAGCAAAGGACTTACCAGCCTTAGATGGGCCGGCAATCAGCAACTTGTGCCCCTGCCGCAGCACACCATCAATCAGTGAAGGTGCCAGCGCAGGCAAATCATCCCAATATTCATTTAAGCTTTCCGGTTCCGGCAGATCATCATTGACTGATTCAATCCATTCTTGCCATTCGTTCCAGCTCTCTTTCCCAATATTGGTATCCATTAAAAATTGCTTTTTACCGTTCCGCATGACACCAGGCATTCGTGATAATCGACTAGGGTTTTTATTCTGCTGGTCGATTTCAAGACCATTTTTCTTACAGACCGTATAAAGATAATCCACTCGTTTTCTGTATTCTTGATAATCCGCCGCATCAACACGAACAATGGCGTGGATACTCTTTTTACCGCTATATACAAGACATGCTACTGGCAATTCAAGTTCTCTGATAATTGCGTTCTGTTTTTCAAGATCCATAGAATCAGACTCAACAAGCGCATATCTAAAATCTGTGACATTTTCGTTTTTAACGTCTTTTCCATCCATTGGATTGAATCGAATCCATGCCCCGACAGCTTCATTATAGTCACCCAAGACCGAACCAATATCACCTTTACATTTATTCAACTGTTCGATCAGTTGACCCGCAGTACGGTCAACACAACCTCTTGTAGGTATATACTTACCGTCCTTCTCCCAGCTTCTAGTTACATAAGCAACATTCTCCGTTGAATCGAAAAGCGTTTCTAAATATTTGATTAGTTCATTCACCGGTTCCCAGTGCTCCGGCTCCTTGATCTCTTTTCCTTCGACCCAATTTTTATCTAAGACAACAAGCTCATCTCTGTAAATCGTATCATTCCAATCTAAGGCGCGGCTCTCAGACGCTTCGTAGACCCATCCTTGATCTTTGGCTAATTGCACAATCGTTCCGCCCGTGACTGGCGTTCCTGTACCCTTAAATGTATCCCATTTCTTAAAGCATTCACCGGCGTGATATCTTGCATCGTTCTGACTCCAGAAATCCCATTCACTGGCTGTATAGCCTTCGTGCTTCAACGCCATGCCAACATTTACCCACTCCTGATAATTTAATTGTGATGGATCGATATGCCTTAGGATTTCCAGTAAATCAGTACGTTCCATGTTTAATCTCCTTCTTTATAGTCGTGAGGATTTACACCAGGCGGAATATGCCACCCTGCAGCTGCGATTCGGTCAATCATATGTTTAGCTGTTTCGAACTGCCACGTGCCTACATGCTGAAATCCACGGCTCTCCAAAAAGCGAATCTGCTTTGGCGTTGTCAGACCTTCACTGCGTCGCTTATCTAATCGATCCAGCAGCTTCGCTGCCTTACCAGCATTATCAATCTGATCAGGCAAGATTCCCAGCTTTTCTAATGCTGCTTGCTGTTTTTCTGAAGGCGGTGCCATTTCCCAACCAAATGCAGGCACATAGTTTGATAGATCTTCAGCCTGTATACTCATTTCAAATTGTAAAGGGTCTACTAACTTACGTTTCCGCTGCTTCATTGCCGCAAGCTCTTTTGCCAGCGTTTCTTCACGCTGTTTAATGACATCATTGGCAGCGGTTGCTTCAGCTTCTTCAATATCAAATGCAATCCCTGGCTGTTGTTCTAAATTCTCTGTCATTTTCTTTGCAACTTCTTCACTTTCACAAATCAAACTTGCAGGGTGACATAATTCGTGTCGTTCTGTATGCCATAAAAAGTCCAACAATAATAGCTCGATCTTACCGGCCGAGAGACGCGTGCCTCTACCCACCATCTGACTATAAAGGCTCCTCACCTTCGTTGGTCTTAATACGATGATACAATCAACAGACGGACAGTCCCACCCCTCTGTAAGCAACATTGAATTGCATAATACGTTATACTTGTCATCTTCGAAATCTTTCAATATTTGAGTACGATCACTACTCTCACCATTGACTTCAGCAGCTTTGAATCCTTTTGCATTTAAAATATCCCTAAACTTTTGTGATGTTCTAACAAGAGGTAAGAAAACAACAATTTTTCTATCTTTGCAGTATTTCAACATTTCCTCGGCAATCTGATAAAGATACGGATCTAACGCTGTCCCTATATCACTTACCTTAAAGTCACCAGACTGGACTCCAACACTGGACAGATCCATCTTTAACGGGACCGTAAGTGCCTTGATAGGTACTAGGTATCCACTTTTTATCGCTTTAGGCAATGTATACTCATATGCAAGGCTATCAAAATATTGTCCTAGATTACGCATGTCACCACGATCTGGTGTAGCAGTAACTCCAAGTACCTTAGCACCGTCAAAATACTCTAATACATGCTGATAGCTCTTTGATAAACAATGATGAGCCTCATCAATGATGATGGTGTCAAAATAATCTTGTGCAAACTGGTTTAATCGTTTATCGCGCATCAATGTCTGCACTGATCCAACAACGATCCGGTACCAGCTATTGCGACATGATGCATCCGCTTTTTCGGTCGCACATCCTAATCCGGTAGCCTGATGTATCTTATCCGCAGCTTGATCTAACAGCTCACCACGATGTGCCATTATCAGCACTCTATCACCTTTACGTACACAATCTTCGGTCACTTTAGCAAACACTATCGTCTTGCCACAGCCGGTAGGTAAGACAAGGAGTGTCTTTTTAACACCCTTGTCCCACTCATTAAATATAGATTCTTTAGCTTCTTGCTGATAAGGTCTTAACTCCATAATCAGCGCCCCTTAAAAATGACCCGGAACATAACCTTTTGACTCTTCTTTTGGATAGAATCTTTTAACCTCATTATATTTGTTACCATTGTATTCTTTCGTTCCAATCTTGCACCGGCCACTTGAACCTGGAACGATATTCCAATTCATGGATACTCTTTCACCCTTCTTTTTCTGACCAATGGATGAAAAGAAAGATGACACCATCGGTTCTGTTCTTGTATGTAGAAAAAGGTTATGCTTGATTGTTACTTTTTCACCATCAGGTGTATATACTCTTAGATTCAATATTGCTTTATTACATGGAGGAAGTTTCTCACTTCCTTCATGACGTCCGCGTTCTAAACTTTCAATAACAAAATCATAATCTCCAGCTGGCAAGATGACATATTCATCCGCATCTTTCATAATGGTATCGTTCCATCCTAATTCTCTTTCAATTTCTGACATCTATTTTTTTCCTCCTTAAAATGGTAGTTTTCTTTCTTGCTTAATCATTTCCAATACTTGTGGCCAAGCACCAATAAGTACACCCTTAATAAATTCAGGATCATAATTCTCGATTGGTGTGTTATACGGATAGTATCCTCTTTGACTTACAACAGATTTGATTTCATCTATTAGGACATTATCTTTTTTCATAAGATCAGCTAATCCCTGCGGGATACCTTCATAGCTGACTGCTTCCGGCTGTTGTACCACCGGCCCCACTTTGACTTCAACAATGTCGTCATCCATGAATTGCTTGTTGATATCAAATTCTTCTTTGACAGGTTCTGTTTCAGCTACTGGCTGTACAACAGATGGCGTTACTTGAACTTGTGTATCAAATATATGAGCAATAGATGCATAGTCAAAAGGCAGTTCTTCCGGTAGCCCATGACGATTCTTTGCATCCCAGCAGCTGTGATGGGAAGTATACATGATCCTTTGACCTCCCTGAGCCTTGTTCTTGCCCTTCTGAGCGCCTTTGCCATCAACATTGATGACTAAGGTCTTGTAGTTAGCAAACAGCACCATGTCAGCCCATTCCTTCAGAAGCGGCGCTGTTTTCTTCTGCAGCTTCAGCTCCCATCGATCATAAGCACCCAGTTCATCAGGCTGCTCAAACTTACGCATCATGGCATGTGCTGTGATGACTACATGAATACCTCTCTCTGTAAGCTCACTCAATAGGTTCAGCAGCTTCCCAAATTCATCAGCCAGATAAACATACCCTTTACCATAGCCAGGATCCTCTATGCCTGACCAATGGTTACGTGCACAAATTTCGGATATACACAATGTTTCGGCCCAATCTGCTGTATCTATTACTAGTGTCTTACACAAACTAGGCGTGTTTATGACATAACGTACTTCTTCAAGTAACATCGTCCAGCTTGATGGTTTAGGCAGTCGTGCTACATCCATATGTGTTGTAGAACCTTCTGTATCAATAAATAGTGGTTCTGGAAACTGTGATGCAAAAGTTGATTTACCAATTCCTTCTGGACCATAGACAACGACCTTTTGTGCTGCCTGTATTTTTCCTCGTGTGATTTCCATTAGAAACTACCTACCTTCCATTCTTTCTTTTCAAACTGCTGTTCAAATTCAGGATTTATGATAGCTGGCTTACCTTGTACATAGCCATCCTCAATAATAATGCTGCATTCATCACCCGTCGAAACTCTAGTTGCGATTGCCTGAAGTCCTTCCTGTTCTAGCCAATAGCCAAACTCATTCATGGTATCCAAATCCATTTGTTCAAGCTTATCCAGAAGCACGAAACCACATTTAGGATTTAATTTGCGGACAATCGCAGTTGCTACCTTCAGCTGATCTGAACCAGACATGTTATCCCATTTATAACCTTTATAGATCAGCTCACCATTCTCAACTGATAACTCCGGTAATGGCATATCCGCTTTATTGAGCAGTTCAAACTTTGCATTTCGGAGCTGATTGATCTGGGCTGTCAATGAATCGTATTGATCTTTATAATTCTTTGCATCTTCCTCAGCTTTTTCTTTATCTAAATTGGCTCTTACTTTTCTATTGATTTCATCAATGTTAGCAATACTTGCTTCAAGCTCAGCTGTCGATTCATCTTGCAAATCGAGCGCATCCATCTGAGCAATATTCAAATCGTTTAGGCTTTGATCCAGACTTGCCTTTTTTATCTGAAGCTGTTTTTCTAAAGCAGCCACTTCAGATTGCAATGAAGTAACCGTCCATTTGATCTGTTCTACCTTTTCACGTTTTCTTTGATTATCACCATTGCGTGCCAGAATATCTTGCTGTTGCTTGATCAGCTCTGATGGTGATACCAATTCCTTAGGCGCTTCCTGATAAAACACTTGTTCATCAGCATACTTCTGCTTTTGATCAGCAATCTGGCCGATTGTTCTACGTTGGTTATAAAGCTCCTGTTCCTCGATCTCAATCTTAACCAACTGATCACCAACACCAATAATCTTTAATAGCGTCTGTGCCTTTTCTTTACCGGTTGATTCCATAAACTTTGGCAGGTCAATGGCCAACTGCTCCACAAACTCATTGAGCAGCTGCTGGCCACCTTTCCTACCATTGGGATCAGTAACCTTCAGATCGCTGTTCTTTCCCTTACGCTCTACAATAAAACCATTTGATAACTGTACCTTTAGAGTCGGTGGAAGCACTGAGCCTTCTCGCTGAGGTTGTGATGGCCGGTGCTTTTCGCCGCCCAATGCCCATGCGATAGAATCAAGAACTGATGTCTTGCCTTGATTGTTCTTGCCGCCAACTACTGTAAGACCCGTCAGTGTAGGTTCGATTTTCACAGCTTTAACACGTTTTACATTTTCGATTTCTAGTTTGTTGATTTTGATGTTATCCATTGTAATCATCCTCTTTAGGTAGCGAGCATTCGATGTCAAATTCAAAAACCATCGCATTATGCTCATCAATCAATATTTTTTTATTAGGATAATAGCGTTTGAGCCATTCCTGTAAAGGCTTAGCTAGTATTTGTAATTCTTTATATTTATCCATTTGATACTCCTTCCGCTGCAATCTGCAGCATGATTTCATAAATCTTCCAGCAGTCCTCATTCTCAGGATTCCAAACCTCACGGATCTCTCTGATCGTGTTTCGTTGGCCAATCCATGGAATGCTGCCATCAGTATATTGACTTAATAAGTAAAATAATTGAGCTAATCCAGCATCCTTAGATGGATAGCTGCAATAATCATCACCGCATTTGATACCGGCAGGATTATTGTTTTGCATCCACATCAGTGAGCTGCCATTGCCCGTTTCCAGAATCCACGTTGCCAGCGCAAACGATGGATCAATATTATAATCAACCGATAGGATAATGAAATTAACACTATTTAGGGGGAGAGAATATATATTGATGTATCGGTCGATAATGTTTACCGGCGTATGCACGCCATCAATCCGCATGTCTACGCCATTGCTTAGTCATTGGTAATATGATAGTTCTTCTTCAAGTTGGCTGATTCGCAGCTCATAAGC